GGCAGTATCCCAGCGACCGCGACGCGCACCGGCTCTTCGACGAGCCTGACGGCTCAAGCCGGTACCGGCATCCGGACCTGCTACCTGACGTCGAGGAGGAGCACGATCGAGCGCTGGACGAGGCGATCGAGCGGTACAAGCGGGAGCACCCGCGCTGTGTCTGCCCGTGCGACTACGATCTGTCAAGTAAGTACAGGCGGTGTGCACCGTGCCGTCGGCCTCCTACGCAGGAGGACGGCTTGTGCGATCCGTGTCGGGACTATAAGGCTGCTGAGGAGGCTGCTGCAGAGAGCGGCCGGGAGGATGTATTCGTCCCATTCCACTGCCACGCTGTAGGCAATATGGGCGACCGAATCGCCGGAAACGAGGGGTTTCCGCCTGCGAAAGAGGCCCTGGACGACATGATTCGCCAGCTGGACGACGCAATTGGCCAGATTATGGGCACGGAGCCTGGTTTCTGGCAGGATTCGCCCTGAATCTGCCAGGAAACCACCAAGAAACCCCAGAAATACCACAGGGTACCCGCTAGACAGCGGGAGATACCCCGAAACTGGGAGTAGCGGAGTCCCAGGCCCGCGCGCTATCCTAGCGCGCGGAGGGCGGGAGCTATGGCCCAGGGGAATGCAGCAGGAAAGAGCGGCCGAGAAGCACGATCGAGCAGTGGCCGCTCTGCAGCTAACCCGCCAGGCCGTCTTAGCGTCGGAGCAACGCCAATTGATCGCTTGTACCGGGGACGGGCCATGCTCACGCTCCTCCGTGACCTCGCCCTGGGGGAGTGGAGCTTTAGCGAGCTCGCTGGCCTGCTAGGCGTAGAGACGGCAGACATCGCGGAGTTCGCCGAGGAGCACCAGCCTGAGATCCAGGAAGTCCGGCTGAGCCTGGCTAACCAGCTGGCCGCTGAGACTGCCGGGCTGTGGATCGCCAGGAAGCAGAACCGCATCGCGGAGATCCAGGGTGATGTGGAGGACATAGAGGACTTCCTGGCCCAGATGCGAGCGAGGGGTCTGCTGTGGTCGCGTTCGCACCGTGACGCCTATAAGCTTCGGCTGGACGCCTTCAGGCAGGTTGCGGAGGAGCTGGGAGCCTTCCCGCAGCGCAGCCAGGCTCCAGCGCGGCAGGGCAACACCGTCGCCTACATCATCGAGACGGATGATGCGGAGGCGCTGCGATGAGCTCCATAATGGACATGACCATATGGTCTCGAGGGCATATTGCCAGGGCATTCGGAATACCGCCCGAGCTTATTGGCCTTCCTACACATACGCGGGAGGTGCCAGATGTCGAACCCGACCCCGACCCCGACGAGTCCGGCCCGGCTGCCTAGCCTGCCTCCGGCCCTGGACGCTCGGTCCTATTCGGGGCTCGGAGGGGCCGCCATCGGGCTTACCCTCTGGATCCTGCAGACTTATGTATTCCGGAGTCATGCTGTGCCTCCGGAAGTGACCTCGTATGTGTACATATTTGTGCCGGCAGTTGCGGGCTACGTCGCTAGCCACCTGACCAGGCTGCATACCTTTGACCCTCTGCGCGCTGCTGTGCGCGAGGCCTTGCTCTCCGGGGCTGGATCCGTTACTGTTGTACCGCCGAGCCCGATGAGCTCGGCGCTGAGTTACTCGACCAACCCGACTACGCAGCCGCACTCTGCGTCGTCCCCAGAAACACCGGGAACGTCGCAGGGAGGGCTGAGTGAGCCAGGCAGCACCTAACCGCACCTACCTAGAGAGACCTGCACCCGCTGCCGTATGCGGGGCCAGATACGAAGGCTGCACCGGGGATCCCACAGCCACATGGCTGTGCGAGACTGAGGGTGCGGAGATTCGTATGTGCAGCACCTGCTTCGATTCCTGGCGTAGGCAGGCTGCGGATCTTGGACTTGTGCAGCGCTGCCCGCGCTGTAGGAGCCTGGGTTCTCCGGACCGTGCGGGGTCTGGAGCCTCCGGGTCGTCGGCCGCCGCTCCTGCTGTCGCAGAGCTGGTGGGAGCGGCTGCCACGGCCATCAACCACGCCATGCACATGGAAGGCGTTCTGCCGGATGTGCGAAAGCGTGTGCTCCGGCGACTCGCGCAGGAGGCTGGCTGGCTAGAGGAGTGCGATCCTGCGGTGCTGCGTCTCCTCTGGCTGGAGCAGACGGCAGAGCCGAGGTCGGCATGATCTCCGCGCGCATCACCCCGAACCAGCGAGAAGGCACATTCGACTGGGAGGTTGCGGACGAGCGTCCACCGCGCATCAAGACCTCCGGCACCTCCGTGACGCTGGAGGACGCCATTGCGTGTGTCCAGTCCAACCTCAGCCTGCTGGTGGTGGACAAGTGAGCACACCGCCGAGCCTTCCCTATGCCTCCAGGGCTGATTCCGGAGACATAGAGTTCGTGCACCAGTGCGAGGGCTACACGGACACCCGCGTCCTACCGACTGGGCCAGACGGCTGGACCTGGACAGACGAGAACTCTATCCATCCCTCCATTCACTGCCTCGGCTGCGGGACGCATGGCCACTGGACAGCCGGAAGGTGGGTGCCGGCGTGACAGCAGCGACAGCGCAGAAGGTACCCGGTCTCACAGAGCACCGGTACCGGCCACGCGGCAGCGCGCGGGCCATACTGCGGTGTCGTGATTCGGAGCTGCTGATCAGTGGGCCGGCGGGCACAGGCAAGAGTCGGGCCTGCCTCGAGAAGCTGCACGCCATGGCGCTGCTTAATCCGGGCATGCGGGGTCTAATCTGCCGCAAGAGCGCCACGTCTCTTTCCTCCACTGCCCTGGTTACCTGGAAGCGCTTCGTGGCTCCGGAGGCCATCGCGAGCGGCGACGTTGTGTACTACGGTGGTAGCTCCCAGGAGGCTGCCTGCTACCGCTACAAGAACGGGTCTGCGGTCGTGATCGGCGGTCTCGATAAGGTCTCCAAGATCATGTCGGCCGAGTATGACGCCATCTATGTGCAGGAGGCCACGGAGCTCACCCTGAATGACTGGGAGGCCCTGACCACCCGGCTCCGGAACTGGTGTGTGAGCTTCCAGCAGCTCATGGCCGACTGCAACCCACAGAGCCCGGACCACTGGCTAAAGCAGCGCTGCGACCAGGGCAAGACGGCCTACTTCGAGAGCTACCACGAGGACAATCCGGTACTGTTTGATGAGCAGGGCCAGATTACCGAGCGCGGTAGCGCCTACATTGCTAAGCTGGACGCGCTGACCGGAGTACGGTACCAGCGGTTGCGGCTGGGCCGGTGGGTTTCGGCCGAGGGCATGATCTACGAGGACTACTCTAGCAACGTGCACATCATTGATGATGTGGGTGCTGGGACGCAGGCCGTATGCCCGAGCGGGATTCCCATGGCGTGGCCGCGTTTCTGGTCGGTGGACTTCGGGTATACGCACCCGTTCGTGCTGCAGTGCTGGGCGGAGGATCCGGACGGTCGCCTGTATATGTACCGCGAGATCTTCTACACGCGGCGTACCGTAGACCAGCACGCCGCGAAGATTCTGAGTCTTGTGCGCGGGCCGGATGGCCGCTGGCTAGAGCCGAAGCCACACGTGATCACCTGTGACCATGATGCGGAGGGCCGTGCTGTCCTGGAGCGCGAGCTCAACATCGGCACTGAGCCTGCGCACAAGTCTGTACTGGAGGGACTCGACGCTGTCCAGGTGCGTATGCGTCTGGCCGGGGACGGCCGTCCACGCATCTTCTTCCTTCGCAATGCACTGGTCGAGAGGGATCCGCTCCTGGTAGAGGCGAACCGGCCAACGTGCACTGTTGAGGAGATACCAGGGTACGTCTGGAAGAACCGTGCTGCTCGCAAGGGTGAGCTGGATGAGGACGACGAGCCGGTCAAGGAGATGGACGACGGCTGTGACGCGATGCGGTACGCGGTCGCGGAGCGCGACTTTGGGATTCGGGCGCTATTCAGGAGCTTCAGTGTCTAGGGGGACGCCGTGACCGCCGGCCAGACCTGGCGCGGACGCCGCGTAACCACCTTTGGGGAGCTGGAGCAGCCTGGCGACTACTTCGGCATTACCACGGAATACACCGGAGACGTTCCAGCTATCTTCTTCCTGAAGCCGAACGCGCGGGACGCGGACGCTCCAGCCGCAGCTCGCTCCGTGCAGCACGTCTGCTCGCCGCCGCACGTGTTCGAGGAGCATGCGGACGGGACTATCACCATTAGCCCGAGCATTGGCGAGTTTGTGCGCGGCCAGGAGCATATTCCGGAGAACAGTGACGGCTGGCATGGCTATCTAGAGCGCGGTATCTGGAGGCAGGTGTGAGCGTACTCTCGTACCGAGGGCAGGTCTCTGGGGCTCCTGATACCTGGACAAAGCGTGCCTGGGCGGTGGGTCGAGCGGTTCTGGCTGCGGCCGGTATGACGGCACGCAAGAGGGCTGTTGCCGTCCGGGCACATATGATCGATCACATCTACACCTGGCTGGCGATGGGGTTCATCGATGCGGCCGCATACGTGCATTCCCTGTTCTCCGGTTTGCTGGTAACCGGAGTTCTCTGGTTCCTGTTCGAAATGAAGGTTGGGGAGTTATGCAGGTACACGTCCCGACCCTGAAGGAGATCCAGGCGAAGCTGGCTGATCCCTTCTATCAGCGTGCCATGGAGCTACACCGCCAGCACGGACACCCGGAAGGGTACGAGGGGCCGTGCTGGGGTCCGACCGTCGCAGAGCTAGAAGAGGCGAGGGCGGGCGTCTGACATGGCCAAGTCCCTGGTGCGCGCGATAGTCAACCGGGCTCCGAGGCGTCCCATACCGTTTAACAGCCGGTGGAATGCTAACGGAGGCTTGTACGGCTCGGGCGTCCAGGACCGATTCACCTACATGCAGGCTATGGGCATGGAGGGAACGCTCTTCGCCATCATCCAGCTGCTTTCTACTGGGGCACAGGCATATGGTGACTGGCACCTGTTCCGGAAGCCGGT